AGTCGATTAGCATTCTTACGTCATTTCCTGAACCGGTTTCAAGACGAAGTTTACTGTCAGTGCTTGAAATTCTTACCTGATCATCCGATCCGTCTTTTAAAACAACGGAACTTATAGCCGTTCCATCAGCGGAGTCTCTTTCTAAAATTAATGTTGAAGCAGGTGACCCTACAATGTGCAAAGGAGCATCAGGACTATCCGTACCAATTCCAACCGCTGTCGTGCTGATAGCAAGTGCTGAGTCTGTACCTTCTCCGTCCTCTATGTATTTAGCGGTAGCGTCTACTCCGTTTGTAGCGTCGCCTATTTGTAATAAAGATTTGTAAGTATCTGCGGGTGTTGTTCCTGTTAAGTCTGCCATTTTATATATAAGTTTTAAGTGTTAATTTAAGTCATGTTGTCCCATGAGCGGGAGCTGAAGGTTTCCCAATTTGTGCGTAGGAATGCGTAGTTATGAGTGCTGTAGTATACTTGCCAGTCCGTGCCGTCGTAAACCATAATAGCATCGATGTCGTTAGCGTATCGAACTGTACCTACTAGAGGTGCTGTGGCTATGATGTCATCAAACAGTCCGGGTTGTCCTCGCAGTGTCTGATCTGCTGGTACATCAAAACCATACAGTACTTCAAACGTAGGACGAGCAAACCCATTAGGTAAACCTAACAAGCGACTCGGCTTGAGCTGTTCAGCTGGATATACGTTTAACATTAAAGAGAGTCAACACTACCTGTAGCGTAGACGCTGTGTGTACCGCTGGTGTAAGCACTGATGTTACCTCTGATCTTTTCGTAGTGTCCGTGGTCATCACGAATCATAAACGATCCTTCAGCACTTACGTCTTGGCTGTGTACTACAAACCAGATACCACCGATGTAGGCTTCAATGTCAATAGTCGCTGTTCCTACGACGGTCGTTGCTATTACAAACGTCCATCCCTTAGAACGCTCGACTGAGAATGCATTACCTGCCCCTGCTGAAGTAGCATCTGAAAGTAATGTCTTTTTGTCTAGTGCGCGAAGGCTCATATATATTTATCTCCTGTTATTATGTTGGTAAATTAACACCTGTTCCTCCACCCATGCCAGCTCCAATAGTAGGACGACGACGAGCAGTCAACTGTTGTGTACCTCTGCGACGCTTAGTAGCTGCTTGTGGTCTAGCTTTAGACGGTGCAGCTTTCTCTGCCATAGCCAACGGAGGTGGGGGTGGGGCAGGGGGTGGGGCAGGGGGTGGCATCTTAGGTGTAGAAAAGCACATAGTATTAATCCTTTGTTATGATATTGTCTTGAAGTTGTTCGTCGTAAATCTGTCGTAGATAATTAATTACACTACGTTGTCCTGATTTATACCATACCATTCTGTCGTCGTCCGTCAAGTCTGCACATTTATCAGGAAACAATTTGTCAAGCTTATCTATCAAGTTTTTTGACAGAGCAGGTAGTACTATTTCTTCAGCTTTCATTGTTTCTATATGATATATTATCTAAGTCTTGTGGTAGTTTGCCATCTTTTATTTGTTGCTCCGTCCATATCCAAGCTGAAGCATTCCATAAGATAGCACCTGCATGGTCTTCAGAGTTATCCCCCTCAGCTAAAGCTAGAAGGTGGCGGAACATGGAGTCGTAGAGGCGGGAGAGCGGGAATCCTTTCTGCCAATTATTGTCTCCGTACATCTTTCCTCCTTCTTCAAATCGTCGGGCGAGAGAGCGTAAGGCGACTGGAGGTATAAGGTTGGGTCGTCCGCGTCCAGTGTCCCCGTCACGCTTGCTGCCTGTGGTGAAATCTTTAGTATATCCTTGGTTTGGTAGTTTCTCGGTGTCCATAAGTTCTTTATTACTTTCTTTCTTTGGTTGTAGTTTTCTGTGCGTAACAGCCTAGCCATCCACGCATTTGTTAGTGCATCTTGTTCTGTTAGTCCTGCCTTCTCATACATAGCAACGACAGTCTCCCATGTGTAGCCGTTAGCATCAAGTGCTTTCTTTGCACCGACTGGCCCCACTTTAGGCACACCGCCAAAGCCGTCTGTTGAGTCTCCTGTTATAGATTGTATGAGGTGGAACTGATCTGCTTCTTCTTCTGATGGGTGATGGTATTCCTTTTTGTTGTAGTCGTAGAAGATACCCGGCACACTCTTGAAGTCTTTATCTATACTTACAATGACTGTCTCCTCATCCATACATCTGTCAGTAGCTAGTATTGATAACACATCATCAGCTTCTAAGTTAGGCCACAGCTCTGCATCTAGTTCTTCAAGCATCCACTTCTTTACTTGCTTCAGTATGATAGGCAGTCGTGACTTAGACCTGTTAGATTTATAAGCGGGATATAGTTTGCGTCGGAAGTTAGCACGGTCAGTCAAAGCGACTACTACTTCATCTGCTCCTATCAAGTCTTTAAACTCAACAATGCGATTAAGTATTCTGTTCTTTGCTATGGTCATGTCAGCGTGGACAGTCCACATCTCTTCCTTCCATTCGATTGATTCTTCTGCAACGACTGATCCTTCAAACGCTAGGACATCACCGTCGATTAGTAGTGTTTTATTATTCATAGAATATGCTCCAGTTCTCTTGGTACTTTTTATGTTTTCCTTTGCTTGATGGTTCAGGGTTTAGCTTTATTGTTTTACCTGCTATCTCGTCACGAGGTATAAGCCACCAAGTATCTAGCGGAGGTATGTAACAACCCACCACATCTATTGTACCACACATCCTACTCTTATGAGCCCTACCTGATGACGTGCCTACTAGGTAAGTGTTAGCTGTGCTTTTGGTTTGGCTAGATTTAATTTGAACTTTCAATATACCAGCAGGGCAAGTAACAATAAAGTCCCAAGGCATAGGAGTGACAGGTGTGTGAGGTTCGAAGTTACGCTCTAAGCATTCTGTTATAAAACGCTGCTCGGCTATAGCTCCTGTTCTAATTGATTTGGATGATGGCATATATGAATCTTCGTGTTGTTGTTTCCAATCCCAAGGTACATCGAGGTCGATAGTATCGTACAACTCTGCGAGTTTCAAGTAATAGTCGTACTCGATCTCTGGTTGCTGTTGTATTAGTGTGTTTCCGCCCATGTGTTACCTACCTTTGCTTCGCCATCGAGGGCTACGTTAAGTTTTAATTCTTTACCTGCTGCTTGGATTGCTCCGACTGCTAACTGTCCGAAGATGTCAGCCTTCTCAGGTACTACCTCTGCTTGGAACTCGTCGTGTACATTAGCGACAAACGCATAGTCTGCACCTTGTGACCACTTCAAGATGTTAAGCTTGTGAAACAGTTGGATCAAAGCAACCTTCATACACACAGCTCCTGCACTTTGTAACAACATATTGAGAGCAGCATGAGGAGAGCGTACTGGAAGTATCCGTTTGTCTAATCCGACAAGCTTACCTCCTCGTTCTACCTTCTGCTTGATTGCCATCTGTAACTTACGCAGTGCAGGTAGGTTGCTTAGGAACTTACGCTTCAACATCTGTCCTTCCGCTGCTGATCCTCCTACTATCTCTCCTATCTTTGCATCACCTGCACCGTAAAGGAAAGCGTAGATAAATGTCTTGGCTTGGTCACGAGTCTCAAGCCCTGCTGCTTTCTGATTCAGTGTGTGTACATCTCCTGTTACTACAGTCTGTGCATACTCACCTCCATCAAACAAAGCAAGGTAGTGAGCAAGCATCCGTAGTTCTAGACCTGCTGCGTCACAACCTACCAGCTTGAATCCTTTACCTGCCTTAAACAAGTCTCTACATTCTTGACCGTACTCAGCACGACAAGCAGGTACTTGTGCTACGTTAGGATTCTGATGCGTACATCTACCTGTGACTGCTCCGTTGGTGTTGACCCTGCCGTGTATCCTGCCGTGCTTCATGAGCTTTAGCCAAGCTTGATTGCCTTCTGCTAATTGCCCAAGTCGTTTAGCTACAAGGAGATACTCACATAACACAGCAGCAAATGGATGGTCTATACTCTTCAGTACAGCTTCATCTACCTTTGGTGTCTTAGCGTCCGGTTCCTTTGGTAACTCATAGCCTAGCTCAAGCATACGTTCTGCTATCTGCTGACGACTACCGGGATTAAAAGGTAACACCTTCTGCTTGTTAGCTAGTGCTACTGCATCTTTTGCTCTAGCTTGTACTTGCTTGGCTTCCTTCAGTACTTGTTTAAGTAGCACCTTTGTTTCAGCCTCATAAGTAACCCCGTCAATCTCTACCATCCAACCGCTTGGTGTCTTCATCTCCTCTGTCTTAGCAGGGAACTCGTTCTGTAATTTATCAAGCAGGTCAGCACGACGGCCTATAAGTTTGACCTCTAGCTTCTCTGCTTTCTCCACATCAAACGCAAACCCACGCTTCTCTTGTCGGTGCATAAGGAAAGCAAACCAGTGTTCGACAGCTAACATATGTTCACTCGGTTCCTTCGATAGGAGGTAATCAAACAACAGCTGTGTTACAATGACATCACGCTCGCAGTACTTCCTCATCTCTTCGTTGTAGTTGTCAAACGCATCGTCCTCTTCTCCATACGATAGCTTGGTTAACTTGTGCATACGCTTACCCCACGCTTTCAAGGAGTGACTGCCGACTAGAGTCTTGTCAAAGTCCTTACGCATGAAGTCATCGTTCCGTACATCAGGCACTATACACCTAGCCATGACCATCGTATCAAGCACTCGTACAAGAGGAGGATGGAAGTTGTACTTCTTAGACAAAGCAGGTAGATCAAAGCCTATGACATTGTGTCCGACGATCTTGTCTGCTTTAGCTAACTCCCTTAGTCCGTTCTCTATACCAGCACCGTGATAAGTAATCATCTTAGGTATGGTAGGGTCGTAGATAGAGAGGCAGTGAACAGTCTTTAAGTCAGACAAGTTCGTCCAATCCTCTATCGCATTTGTTTCTATATCAAAGAATAGTGTTTTCATGACGCAATGTAGTCAACCCTCCTAGCATCCTTGAATGCTTGTTCGCTCTTAGTTAATACTTCATTGTACTCCTTTTTATAAGAGTCAGGTACTTCTATATTTCTCATAGGTTCAAGGTCGCTCGCTTGCAAAGCTATCCCCATATCTATAAGTTCATCAGGATTCTTCACACCATACACATTTTCTCCCGGTCTACCTCTATCCACCCATTGCTTTTCTATAGCGTTGTGTAATGTGTAGAAGTTCCTAAAGTAATGTTCTTCGTAATCATCTTTCCTACTACCAAATTTATTGTAGTCCTTTTGTATATATATTGTCTGATCTAGTCCCATGTTAATTGTTCTCCTTATTAGAATGGTTGGTTGTTATCGTCTGTTGCTTTGAACACATTGGTGTCCTCCTTGTATCGTCCTGTGTCGTGGTCATAACCAAGAGTAGTACAATGTCCTGTCTGTCCACTGAATCTATTCTTCAACACTCTTACTCGTGTCTCATTAGATGTAGTCTCAGCTTGTTGATTACGCTCCAGTCCTATGACCATGTCACTTAGTTGTGCGATTGCTTGACTGCCACGCAGGTGGTGCAGACTTACTCGTCCTCCCTCCTCATGACCTGTATCTACTCTCTTCAAGTGAGACACCAACACCATACCGCACCCTGTCTCTTCAACAAGACTCCTAAGCTTGGTCATGGTGTTATCAATTAACCGTCGTTCATCGTCTCCTGCTATACCACTGACAACAATAGAGAGGTGATCCAAGAATATCCACTTACAATCAAATCCCTTTATTAAGTACTTTATTTTAGTAAGAAGATTGTCGCTGTCCATACTGCCGAAGTGATCGTAGGTGTAGAACTTACCGTTACCCACTGTCTCTTCAAACGCAGGACGCAGTGCTTCTTGTGATACTTCATCCTCTTCTAAGTGCAGCGGTTTATTCAGATGGATACCCATGATACCAAGAGCAGTCCGTCTAACAGATTCCTCCAGTGCTATGTATCCTACCTTCTCACCGAGGTCTAACAGATGATGAGCAACCTCACGGCAGAACAGGGACTTCCCAATTCCACTACCCGCACAGACAGTTACAAGTTCACCTGTCCTCATGCCGTGGGTTAAGTTGTTAAGACTAACATATGGATAGGGTACAGCTTGGTGCTCCTCTTTGTTAGCGATGACATCCCACAGGTCTTTACCGTTTACGATGCCGTCAGGTCTGTACTCTCTTGCGTCGTACAAAGCATTGACTAAGTCCTTACTCCTACCTGCCACCAACATATCGTTCGGGTCTTTTAGTGGAAGCTCTGCGATCTTTGCTTTACCCGGTGTAAGAAGTGCTGCACATTCTGCTGCTCCCTTCCGTCCCGGATCATCCATGTCAAAGCAGAAGACTACCTGCTCGTATCGTTCTAACCAATCAATCGCTCTAGCTATGTGTCCCTTTGCAGCACCTGCACCGTTTGGTACAGACACCACAGGCCACTTGTTACCTAACGCTTGGCTAACAGACAGAGCATCTATCTCTCCCTCTGTTACTACTACACGACGACCTCCGTCTCTCCACAGGTGCTGACCGTACAGGCTGATTAGTTCCCCTCTTACGCCAAAGCTTTTATCTGCTCGTCGTATCTTCTGTCCGCAGGTCTTGCCGTCTCGTGTTTTATAGTTAGCTACTTGAACAGGTTGTCCGTTCTCATCGCTTACCCAATACCCCCACTTACGGCAGGTATCTTCTGTTAAGTTTCTTCGTGTTAGTGCTTGTGGTTTTCCTCTTAGTAAATCAATAGTTGTGTGTGTTTTTTCTATAGTCACTCGTTGTGTGTTTTCTCCTCGTTCGTGCCTGTTACAGACAAAGCAGTGTGTGCTCCCGTCGTCATTGATTGCTGCACCGTCAGACGACCCGCATCGATCACAGGGCTGATGGGTTGCTGTAAAAGCCATGATTCTGGTATAAGTTTATTTGCATATTTTATTCCTTTCTTTTCGCACCAACCAGCGTAGGTAGTATTCGATCCTTTGCGTATCTTATTTGTAGCACTTTGAAACACGAGTCGTATGTCTAACTGCGGATGCTGTTCACGTACTAACAAGTGCTTCTTCCTATCCTCCGTCGTCCACAAACCTTTGGCTTCAATGATGATGCCGTTAGGTAGTATGAAGTCGGGAGTATAAGTGCTGACCTTTTGATACTCGATCTGTAATGTTTCATACTTGTATCGAATACCACCACGCTCCAGTTGATGTGCGAGCTTGCTCTCAAACCCGCTACGAAAACCGTTATTAGAAGTCCGCTGTCGTGACGGTCGCTTGTTCTTCTTCTTTGTTATCTTCGGCACTGAATACTGCGTCAAGGGTTTCACCACCGTTAGCTACAAATCCTTCTTCTTCTGTAAATCCAAAGGCTTCAGCTGCTACGTTGCTTACTCCTCCGTTAGCTAATTCAACGACTTGTACCGCTTCAAGATCAAGTGATACACCAAACCCAAGAGCTGCGGAGTACCAAAAGTTAGGACGAAAAGCTACATTCATCTTACTTCCTCCCCATATCTGTACATCTTCGGGTAACGGTTTACCTGCACTGTCATACAAAGCAGGACTGGATAAGGTGTAAGTTGTACCGTCTGCTCTGCGTCCTCCTCCTTTGCGTTTAATCTTCACAAGAGTTGTACCGTCTGACTGCTCGCTAAATGGTTTCTCTGCTTGCTTGATTTCTTTACCGGGATTAGCGTCTTGTACTTTCTGTAACTCTGCCTCAAACAACGGACGAAGAGTTTGTTTTAACACCTCCGCTTGATCGCTATCAACAGCAAGGTCACAGCTCCATATTCCAAACTCAGCGTTGAATCTTTTATTAGGTTCATTCAAGTGGCAGAACTTAGCCGTGCCTTTTAACTTAATGATGTCGTGTTTCTTTCTCGATGCTATACTCATAGTATTTATTTATTGTTATTGTGTGTTATTATTAATGGAATACGTAAGGACATCTGTGTATTTGCGACACATCATAAGTGCCAAGCTGAGGCCGAGACTGTACTTCCGTATCCTGTGTTATTGCAACCTCCTTACTCAACTCGTCAAGCAGGTCACGTGAAAAATATTCGTTGTAAGTTTTAAGCAGTAGACGCTTCATAGCTTTTACATTTGGTGCGTGGGAACAGAAGCTATCATGTACAAAGCCCATGTCAAACTCCATCTGATCCGCTACCTTGTGTACAACTGATGCGTCAAGGCTGTGAATGTAGTTAGCAATGAAAGCACGACGGATTCTTTTCTTATCTACTCCCTCCTCTTTCTTGATGTAGCACTTGTCGAGTAGTCCGTTAACAGCAGTCATGAACTCTACCTTCTTGTACCTGTAGACTACACTCTTTACTGAGTAGCCGTATGGTGTAGTCCATTCTAGTGGTCCATCTTTGTACAACGCTTTCAACCACGACATCAAAGCCATGTGTTTAGGTAACAGCTTGTCCACCTCTTTGTTTATTAACTTAGCCAAGTACCCAATAGCTGTAAGGTTCTCTCCTTTCTCAAAGGGTCGGTAGCTTTTCTCTACCATAGCCTCGTACACAGGCATCAGTACATCCACGCTGTTGTAGCACTTCGCACCGTACGGACGAGCCATGACGATAGGCTTTGCAAACTTGCGACTGACACCAAACCTGTACCAACCTGCTGCTAGAGCGTCCTTACTCCTGTCCTTCTTTAAAATCTCAGTTACATTGTCCGCTACCTTTTGATACATATCACCGAGCGGTGCATCAGGACACAGGTTTACTTGGCGGGCTGACTCCTCATCTCTCAACAACATACTCATCAGCTGTATGCCGTTATTACTAGCGTCTTGATGGACGGGAAAGTAACTGGTGTACCCGTAGCCTTCGTCCTTCCACTTCTTGTACTCAAAGCAGAACGCTAACATAGCCCACGGATCACTAGCTTCTGTCCACCACTGCTCACCTATCGGGTCTTCAGCACTGGCAAGTATACAGAACTCACGACTCTTTGCCCAAGCGACTCGTTCCTCAAATGTACCCTTTGTACCGAAAGCATTAGCTCCTGCCACAAGTATCCACTCAAAGTCTTCTTCATCTACTATCTGCTCACCCTTTGCAAACAACAACAAGCTACGACCAAGGTCATCACTCTGTGGGTTAACAAAAGAAGGAAGCGGATAGACTCTGCCTCTGTAATCAACGTTGTGTGGAAAGTAAAAGCCGTCGGATAAGTTCTTGTAGTAGTAGTTACCTATGTAAACAGTCTTAGCAGTACGAAACCTCAGTCCTTTGTTCTTTAAGTTAGCTTCCAAAGCACGACGCTTGCGAGTCTTCCACTCACTTAACTCCTGCTTGTCTTCTCCTTCGTAGTAATCCTCTATCTCAAGCTCCTCATTGTGGGGCATACCGCCAAGCAGTAAGCCTTCCGTCCACGACTTAGTAGCTACGTCTAACACCTGCTTATTGATCTGCCACTTAACCGATTGGATGTTGTTAACGCTGTTAAATAGCTTGTGCATATCTCCTTCATCACTGCGGTACTTCACAAAGGTAAGGTTCATCTCTCCGTCGTGCTTATAACCTCCGACATTGTTACCCTCCCACTTAGTAGGCACATCAGGAGTAGCTAGGTATTGCGGATTCATCAGCTCACGCCATCTGTCAAAGCGGTGAAGCCAGTTATCAAAGTTCTTACTGGGACGGACGTGCTTTGTGCTGTGTCCTACTCTACTCTTCATGTAGTACAACTCAAACAGACCGCTGTGCATCCTTACCTGCTCAAACAACCACATACCAAGCGATGTTCGGTAACGAGGGTCCCACAGCTTGAATCGTATGAAGCCCCCAAACCGTTCGTGCTTCTCCTCCTCCTCAAAGAATATCTCCATCTGTGACTTGCGGCTTCCTTTAAAGACCTTCTGCTTCTTGTTCAACAAGTACTTATCCCACTCACCTCTGTTGTCCTCAAAGTAACGACGACGAGCAACAGCTTCCACAGCAGAGCCTATGTTATAAGCTACCTCCTGCAACTTCGGTAAGCTGTCCATCATGTCCATCAAAGTCTTCAAAGCTATATGACCAAGCTCGTTACCATCAAAGTCCATGACAAACATCAGGAACAGCGGTGGATTGTTACGACGATGGCTGTAAAACTCCAACTCCTTACACAAAGCTTCTCCTACCTGTGGCAAGACGCTACGCATGACCCGACGACAGCTCTCAGTCTCACCACGCAAGCCGTTCTCTCTGTAGATTCGTTGTGACTCCCGATACTTAGCGATTCCGAAGTCCCTCATTTGTTTAAAGACCTGCTCAGTATTCTTCACTTTGCGTCTCGTCGTTAAATACAAAGTCAAACCCTGTAATCGGTTTCTTGCGTGGTATGTCTGTACGGACAACTTCGCCATTCACTACAGCAAGCTCACAGTCAGCCCAGAAAGCATCGCTCCCCTCTTGTATCTGCTTGCGTGTTTGATAGTCTAAAATAGACCAGTCAAAGTCGTGAACTACGTGTATATCAATCATCGGTTCGTACCTTTAAAACCTTCTTTAGTGCTTCTGTCAAGTATTCAAACCAAGCTTCGTCGGTTAATTCGTGACTGGTCATTCTGCGTTTGCAAGCAGGGCATTCCCTTCTTCTACGGACACGTAAGTCTGATGCATAAGTATGCAAGACTTCCGTCTTAGTGTGGCATTTAGGGCATCTCATCCGTCTTCGTTGTAAAGTATTGCGATTAAGACCATAAACATGATAACCATTACTCCTAATCCTAATAGTGTCATAGCTCCTCCTCCTCTTCGGTTTCAATCGGTTCGCAATAGTCATGCTCGTATGCATAGTCAATATCGCAGGTTTCCCCGCACCACGAACACGTAAATTGTAACGGGTAGCTTTGCCAGCCCATAAATGTGTCGTTCATTGCTTCACCTCATCATTTTCCACGGACACGTAAGTATCCCGTTCGTCGTTTAACATCTTCTCTTTATATAACTGGAGCTGTAAATATAGCTCAAAGAATCGATGGTTAGCATCTAGCTCGCCACCAAATTCAGTGTGGAAGATGTGAGCCATTAGCTCCTCGGTCATGTTTATTGGATCCATCATTATTTTTCGGTTAGGTTTCATAATTGGTTGGTTTATTGTTTCGTAATCGTCAGTTAAGCCCAGTAGGCAGTCGCTGCAGGTTTCTGACTCATTGTCTCTACCTTGTAACGAAAGCCCACATTGAAGGCAGTTATTCATTGTGCGGATAGGCGTCTACTATTTTAGCAAGTCTTAGTAATTCCTCCCTAGCCACCTTCTTACCTTCAAAACTGGCTTTGTCATTCTCTAAGACTGCCATGTAAATTTTAACAGCGGATTGCCAAGTAGGAGTCATGTCTATTGTGCTTTCTTTTTCTTTTAGTTTTATCATTTTATCGGTTTTTTCTATTGTTGGTTTATTTTAACATGAAGTAACTTCAAAATATCCTTAAAACACTCCTGTAAATGCTCTTTAGACATAGCCTCTCCCTGATACTCTGGATGGCTTACACATTTCCACATAAGCTTAGGCATGGAGTGAGCGTGATCGCATTGTAAGTAATGACAGAAGCGAATATCACGCTTGCCGTCTAAGCTTTTTAATATGGTTGTGACGCTCATACTATTTACTAGATAAGAAAGCCAAGTAAAGCCATACCAAGATACAGCTTAAAGGACTTAGAAGGATGACTAGCAATTGCTTCCATCTTGTACCCTTTTCTTGCCAGACATAATCATCAGGGTTGAAAGGTTTGAGCTTTGGCGTTTGAGCGTTGATATAACGATGTAATCGGTTGGTCATGATGTCTTTTTCGTTTTTCATGTTTTTAGTCTTAAGCGGTTGCAAGTTCTTCGTAATGCTCTCTTATTTCCATCCAATCAACCTCAGAAAGAAAAGCCATGGCATAATCGCGAGCTAAACCTTCGGGCGTTTGACTTTCAATGAGTTCCTCGACAAACTCTCGCATTTCACAGGCCGCCATGGAGCTAAACTCTCCGCCGTCAAAGACTTCGAGATTGACTCTCCATGTCTCGTAATTTGTCCAGCCGTTATATGTATTATCGTTTTTCATAAGTAATAATGTGTATTAAGTTAATAATGTGTGATGACCTACCAAAAGACTAAAAATAACAAGCTGTCAACACATTTAGCAATATTTGTTTAAAATAGTTATATATGTAGCACTTGAGTGGTGATAGATGCAAAGTTATTGAAAAATAAAACAAACATCAAAAAACGCATCAACGCATCAAGATATGACGATACGACTTTACCTTAACGCAACTTACTTGCAATAAGCCGTGATCAACCTATTAGCTACTATCAATTAGACATAATACCTATTATACGAACCAAGCACATCTCGCTTATGTCTGATTATCAGGAGTTTACGCAATCGTCATAACTAAGTACATGGCAGACAGTGCATTAATAGATAACAAAACTTGCACAAAGCCCCCGCCCCCTACAGAAAAAACTAGGGTAGGCTATGGGGTAAAATCTGCCCGCGTATATAGCGTAAGCCCTTCACATTTTTTCAACCTATTTTGAGCCGACCTCTACTGGAGCCACCTGTCAGATTCGAACTGACGACCGTTCGCTTACAAGGCGAGTGCTCTACCAACTGAGCTAAGGTGGCGTTTCGTAGTTAGTTTGATTAAAACGTAGGGAAGATGTCGTTACTATCGCTGTCGTCCTCTAGCTCTTCGTCGGGTATAAACTCTACACCGAAGTCTGTTATGAGGTCTAGCTTAGTAACTTCTAAACAACCAATGATCGTCTGAGCATTCAGATCAAACTCCTGCTGGAACTTGGCTACAAGGTTATTAAGTTCGAACTGTAAAACATCAGTCTGATCGTTGTTATTCATCATAGTGCTGCTACGCTATCACAGGTCTGTATTACTTGTAAACACTTTTGTACATCTGTTGCTTTAATTTTTGCACTGCTGTTTTACCCTAATTTTAAACACCTCATTAACAACGACTTACAACTTTAGTATTGACAGGTTTCCTTCGGTGATTTTTCATTATACTAATGATATTTAGATAGTAGTACTAAGTTAGTATAAAGTTTTAGTTAAACTGTCTGTTTGCAATAACACAAGCAACAGCAAGGAGGAGTAAGAGGTACAACAACTTATACTCCTCATACTTACTCTATTGAGGTTTCTACAGCGATTCGCTTCAAAACCTACTCTTACTAATACTCTTACTACTTCTAACAAACGTAATACTTACAAAGGTTTAAGGCGAGGTGTATCTAAAGATATAGATCAGTAAGAGTAAAGACGATGGAGCGAAGCGACAGGAGGAGTAACGGTTTACTAACACTTATGTATTTGTACTAACTACCACAGCACTAGTGAATATTTGTTATAGTAGTAAGAGGAGTAGTAAGCAGATGTTATTAAGACCACAGTAACGCTTTGTTACCGCTAAAGCTTCTTTTGTGAAAGCTATCAGTGAAGCTATCTAACTCTTGTTGTAGTAGCTCCTGCTTCCTCTCCTGCATATTTAGGTTAACGTCTGCTGCCATCTGTTGTACCCAGTAAGCTACAGCTATAGAAAGAGCGTCTAAGCGGTCGTCATGCGTCAGACTGTTCTTCTCTCTTGTTATCCTAGATAGTTGGTAAAATAGCATATACTTCGTTTGTATCTCTATAGGGTAAGCCTGAGCAGACTTATAGTCTAATGTTACTACAGAAGGATCAAACACCAGTCTGTGAGCATTCAGTACAGGTTCCATCACATCGACTATCCTAAGCTCCTTCTGTTTGTTATGTCTTACTTCTTCTATTGTTACCGGGTAAGTCGTACGAAACAGAGGCTTAATCAGCTCCATGAACATACCGTCCCCAAAGTTAGACTCTATAACTACTTGGTTAACTTTGTTATGTTTAGCTATACCGACAAGTTGTTGTAGGGTTTGTGTATCGTAGCCACCTCTCAGTCCGCCAGCGTCAGGAACATACAGCTGACCGTTCAACATCTTTACCACAGCGTACCCCGTCTCATCCTTACCTCTACCACTAGGGTCAATAGATAACACAGAACCAGTGTAAGGTATCATATCTCCTATTGTTTTAAGAGGTCGGTGGTAGCGGTCAGCCCTCAGTCCCACATTAGGTAGGTCTCTGTCAGCAAAAGTAGGATCAGATGTCCACATGACTTTCTCAGGAGCTACATCCACATCTACGTCCATAACAATAAGGTCGTTAATCTTTAAGGGGTAGCGGTCAGCATCAGATAGCCGAGGATTAAGCATGAACTGCAAAGCATACCCTGTCCTGCCGTACGACATCTTACGCTCTTCTAGGTCTATATCAGAGAACCGTAGAGGCTCTGTAGTTGTACCTTCTGTCTCTTCTGATGTGTTATCGCCTATAAAGGGTGCTAGATCGTCTCCGTAGTGTGAGGCAAGGGTAGACAGCTGTGGATACTCAGAAGGCCATATACGGGCGTTGTAGCCCCTGTCTCGCAGTTTGTTATAGATAGAGTCTTCACACTGAGGAGTACCAAGGAAGAGGATGCGGGAGGAGTCCAGTGGTTTAACAATAGCTTCAAACTCCTTTACCTGCTCATCCAGCTTGTCTCTCATACCTTGTGTAGCGGAGTTGTTGGGTACTTCTATGTCGTCTGCTACGATGATGTCAGCACGCGACCCGGTAAGCTGTGACGATATACCCAGTGATTTAACAGAGGGAGCGTGAGCAGCAGGAGCAGGGCCTACATCAAAAGCTATCTTACTGAATCGTTGGTTATCTGTTGGTATGAGTCCTTGAAGAATAGGTATGTCGTGTATGATCTTCAATGTAAAGGTGGAGAAGTCATCTGCTCTGTTCTTACTGGCAGACACTACAAGGATGTTTAAAGTGGGGTCTAGCAGTAACTGATGTACTACATAGGCACTACATATCCACGACTTACCTACTCCTCTAAACGCCATGATAACAGACCTCTTCGGGCCATGTTGCATATAGTCAGCGAGGTCATACTGCAAAGGAGTAGGATCAGGCAGGTTAAGATGCTTCCATATAATGTACAGGAAGTTCTTAAAGTTCTTTAGCTGTGGTGGTATCTCTACAGGTGTTGGTGCTTTCTTAGTCTTCATATAAAATAAAAGAGTCGCCTCCGGTTTAATTCAGAAGCGACTCCTTATTGGTGTATGTAATCTGAAACAAAGAGTAGGTGTTATTTGCCGATTTGCCGTTGAACCTCTGGGTCTTCTAAAAAAGGTAGAGCTTCGATTTTCAAATCATTTAGAGGAGTTCCTTCTTCGGACATACACTCAACACGATTATCTTTAAGGAACTTAATCACACAGTTAATCAATGCAGGGTTGTACTCCTCGGTGGCTTTCATGAACTTAACAGAATCTGATAACAAGTCAGCCGTAGCTGCGTGCATCTTACCTAGTTCTTTGAATGACTTCATACGTTGTTATTTATCTCTCAGTAGCTGGTCATGGTCACCGAATCCGTTCATGTTGTTTAAGATTCTAGTAATCCACGAGTGTAAAAGAGCCGAGGTGCTGACACCCAAATCTGATGCGATGCCAGCGACCTCCCTCTTTTGTGAGCTAGTGAGACGAAAATTAATAGGAACTAATGTATCCTTTTTCTTTTTCGTACTCATTGTTAGCTAGTTGTTTAAGTCTTACGCCATTGCAGCTGTAAAGTCAGCCAATGAACCAAGATTGTTACCGTCTCCAAGAACAACGTCGTTTGCTTTAACGTCGATCAACTCAGCACTTCCGTCGTCTCCACTGATGTCAGTAGAAGCAGAAGTAGCGGATGTTTTATAGAACGCAAACTTATCGATACCTTCGTCGTATACAGCAGCAATGTTTCCACCGTCACCTGTACCACGCTCAATGATAAGACCAGCGTCGTTTGAGTTGTTAGTTGAACCAGCAGCACCGTCGTTGATCAAAAGAATAGAGTCTTTGATCTCGGAGTTTGTTGTTTGAACGGAAGTAGTTGTACCGTTAACAGTTAAGTTTCCGCTAAGGACAAGGTTTGTTCCGCTTACGTCTCCTGTGAAGGAAGCACCAGCAAGATTAGCTTTAGCAGCGTCAAGAGCCGATTCAGCAGCACGAGCAGTCGAAGCTTCAGAGTCAATGTTAGACTGAAGAGTCGTGTCAGCAGAAGCTCTAGCTGTAGCCTCACCACTAACAGCAGCGATACGAGCAGTTTCTTCAGCGTCGATATTGGACTGTAAAGTCGTATCAGCGGAAGTTCTGGCTGTTTCTTCGTCGTCAATGTTTGTTTGAAGCGTGGAGTCAGCAGCTTGACGGGCAGTCTCTTCAGAATCAATGTTGCTTTGGAGTGTCGTATCAGCACTGGCTCTTGAGGAAGCTTCACTTGTGATGTTGCTTTGAAGAGTTGTGTCGGCAGATGCACGAGCTGTTTCTTCAGCGTCAATCTCAGCTTGTAAAGCGGAATCAGCAGATGCACGAGTACTTGCTTCAGAAGAGATAGCGTCAGCGTTAGTTTTGATTTGTCCGTCAAGAGCTTCGTCAGCTCCAACCAATGTAGTTACCGAAGTAATGTAGTTGGTGGAAGAGTTAGCGGAGTACGAACCACCAGCAGCAAGACCAGCACCACTTTGAGTAGCGTCAAGTTCAGACTGAATAGCGGAGTCAGCGGATGCTCGGCTGCTTGCTTCTGTGTCAATGTTACCTTGTAAGGTAGAGTCAGCAGCCGAACGGCTTGAAGCTTCGCTGTCGATGTTGGATTGCAATGTAGTATCAGCACTTGCACGACTGGAGGCTTCAGAATTGATGTTCGTCTGAAGTGTAGCCTCTGCAGCCAACGCCCGTGTTTCTTCTGTTGCAATAGCACTTTTGGTCGATTGACCAATTTGATAGAATATGGATGATGTATCTGGCATATTATTAGTATTTAGTTAGTTAGTGATTATAATAAATCTTCCATAGGAGCAGTCCACTCTTCACCGTCTAAAACCTCAAGGATTTGAGCGTGGCTGTAAGTGTCTTTACCTAATAGAAAAGGTGGCATAGCTCCTTCATATTTAACAAATGTCTTATCTCCTGCAACATTATACCGAAGGGTAGATGCTGAGGTTTCAAGAACGTTATTAAAGTCTACAGAAGGAACTTCCGAAGCGTCAATGATTACGTAGTTTCTCATAGTTAGTAAGGGTTAGCTAGGAACGTCAGAGGAGAAGGTAGGGCCGTTAGTGAGTGTGGCGTCATTGCCTCCGCTACCTTGGTCTGTTATAGTAGTCCCGGTTCCTCCGTCATTATCTCCCATTCGCCACCACAAAGCAGGAGAATATGAAGTTAAATCAATAGGACCATTACCACTATTATACATAGCTAATAAATCAGACTCAGATACTGCTGAAGTAAATATTCCTAACCCATCTACTTTACCATTATAATATTGTGCGATAGCTCCGTTTCTATTCCTCGCTGCCACAGTAAATCTTTGGGTTGCCATTTTTGAACCTGTCCCTGAACTATAAGTGCCAAAAGAATTTCCTACTTTAGTACCGTCCAAGTAAATGTCATAACCTGCATTACCTGAGTTGGTGGAACTACTAGAAGATTCCCAGCGTATTCCCAAGTGATGCCAATTATTAGCCGAGATACTTAAACCACTACCTGCGTAACTCCATAAGTGATTAATATTAACAACCGTGATTACTTCATCTGCGACAGGACCAAAGAAATCTCCACCTAAAGCAATACCTATATCCGAACCCCCGAATCCTAATAAGAAAGATTTAGGACCGCTACCGTAAGCAACATCGGGTCTAAACCATACAGATAAACCTTCTACGGTTAGTGCTGAAGGACTTGACCCAGCATCTACATAATCATTACTGCCGTCAAAGTCTACGCTGTAGTCGTTAGAGAAAGAAGCAGGTGCATTGTCCGAAACAAGCTCTGTCCAAGCAGAACCGTCCCACACGATAATCTTATTAGTGTCCGTCTCAAAGTATGCTTTACCAGCAGCTGGCGAAGCGGGACGGGTGGATGATGTAATTAAGTCTAGTTTAGCCATGTCTTATAGTTCCTCCTCCTCTGGTGCAGTCCAAGCTTCTCCTTGTAATACAGTAAGCATAGCTGAGTAACTCAGTGTGTCTTTACCGTATAAGCAACGAGGTTTAGCTCCTTCGTATTTAACAAAGGTTTCATCCCCTGCTACATTGTATCTTAGTGTATCTCCTGAAGTCTCAAGCACGTCATCAAAGTTGACGGTAGAAACATCAGCAGCGTTTATTATAACATATTGTCTGTCGTTCATAATTATTAAGAAGGTACGTCGGTTGAGAAGGTTGGGCTATTGGCGAGAGTTCCGTTAGCACTTGACCCTAATGATCCTTGGTTGGTAATGGTTGTTCCGGTTCCTCCGTCGTTATCGCCCATTCTCCACCAAATTTCTGGAGCCGTTCCGACAACGCCTGAACTATTTAAATCCACAGCTCCTGCTCCACTGTTGTAGATGTTAGCAATATCACCCGAAACATTACCAGACCAAACAGCGAACTCGTCAATCTTACCGTTAAAAGGACGATAAATAGAGCCTGTACCAAATCGAGCACCTAAATGAAAACCGTTACCGTTATTGGCTAAAACATCGGGTGCTGTTGGAGCAGTATTAGCCGTATCGTTACCCACTTTAACACCGTCTAACCATATATCATATCCGGGGTTTCCGGGATTGGTTGAAGAGCTACTTACCCATGCAGTCATGATATGATGCCAACCACTTGCAAGCGATAATCCTGATCCGGTATACCCTATGGTTCTCCACTGGCCACTTTGTTGGTATTTTATAGCTATTATTTCATTGGTCAATCCAGTCTGATTTCCTAAAACAATTCCAAAATATGAACTTTTGGTGTTCAGGAGTGTCTGACCTGTAGAACCGGTTGTAATAACATCGTCATTGTAGAACCACATTGAACAAGTGCCTACAGTAGTTCCTACAGTTGGGCCTGATACAATATCATTTGTACCGTCAAAGTCTACGCTGTATGTGTTACTTAAACCAGCATCATACTCATTAGCAAAAGTCTTCCAAGCTCCACTGTCATATACAACAATAGAACCAGCGTCGGTGCTTCCTGCTTTCTTTAAATACATCTCACCATTCTTAGCGAGACCGTTAGTTACCAGCGAAGATTGCTCGCTGTCGTCAATTAATGTAATATCACTCATTCTTAGCTGTTGTTAAAGATTTGCCAGTTAGTGCCGTCAAACACATACATATCATAAGTATCACTAGCGTACATGATTGTACCTGTGTCGTCGCTAGTTCTAGCCGCTATATTTGTAGAAGTGTCCACCGAAGGAGCAACAGTGTCTTCAGGGAATCCAAGTATAGACTTAAGAAAGTCTGTAACTGCATCCGACTTATCGACCTTGTCATCCAACTTCGACTTAACTGTCTGTCCGATTTGTTGAAGTATATTTGCCATAGTTGTTGTTAATATGTTTTATGTTAGTGATTAAATTAAGTCAAAGCTTATTGTGCGTGAACCCACCCTGACTCAGTAAAAACGTAGAGCTTAGAGGTATCAGTAGCAAAAGCCATCGTCCCCAAAGTGTCTTCAGTTCTAGCAGTTATGTTACTTTCAGTGTCCAATATAGCTTGGCTAGTTGAAGTAAGAGATATTAATAAGTTTCTTACGCTTTGTCCCATTTGATACCATACACTCATTGTTCTGTTTCATTTGTTAAGGTTAAATCCGACTCTTGTTAGAGCATCACGGATCACCTGTCAAGCCTTCAAGGAACTCAGTGTGATCTCCTACTTCTTCTTCACGAGCGTCTAGGAAGTAAGGCAAAGCATTCCAAGGAGTAACACCGTCACCTATCTTGATACGATTACGGTTATTATCCAACTCAATAGCTACTTCTCCTTCGAGCAGCACAGGGTTCTCGTCTGACCAGTTACTCGCTGTTCCTCTTCTTAATTGTATACGTTTTGTAAAACTAGGCATCTATACTTCCTCCATCAAATATATCAGTATCTTCTAACACAGGGCCACCGCCATCAATGGTAACAAAAAATGGATCACTCTCTAAAGACTCTACTTGTTGTTCAAGTGCTGTCGCTTTCTCTTGGTTCTGTTTAGCTTCCGCAGCAGCAGTTACAGACAGCGTTCTGTTTTGGAACGTAAGCGGGTGTATGACTGGTCTAGGGCGTAACGGCATATCAAGCGTATGACCTGTCGCCCTTGCATCCCCAGCGATCCCTAGACACGTCGTTAGCACAAGGAGGGTTGCTGCATTTTTTGATAGCTAAAGATCGAGCACAGTATGAATGTCCTGCTTTTGTCCCCGGTCTAGGTTTTTTACCTGCTTGACCTACAGATAAGTTACGCTTGCCTACCTTAACAACAACCGCTTTACCTTTCGCTGGTCTTCGTTTAGCCATCCTTACTTCTTCTTCTTAGGAAACCCACGCTTCATGTTACTGTAAGCTTTAGAGCTGATTGTAGACTTCTTCTTGCTACGGCTGATACCTAGCTCGCGTCGTCTGTTAATGTTTGCGTATAGTCCTTGTTTCATCGTTTAATAAGCATCTCCAACATTCTATCTAGTTTAGTATTCATTTCTTTAACAGCTGTCTCTACACCACTCATACGGTTCTCTACAGCTATGTCTCGTTCGTTCTGAGCAGCAAGTTCAACCTCTATCTTAGTAAGTCGTCGTTCGTCGTTCTCTAAGCGGTCAGACAGCTTCTTTATCATCCAAGCGATAACACCAAGGATAACAGCTAATGCAGTGTCTAAGAAATGTGATATTGATTCAGTCATCTGTGTATTATCAAGCCTTAATGATGTAATTTAAAATGATGGTAGGCTGGACATTGTTGTGAGCTTGGTCACCGCCTGTGCTAGATGTTATAGCTGTGTCAGGATCACCTTCTGTGGTCTCTGTGAGAGCGTACCTCTCATTAATATTACTTGCTGGGCCTGATGCAGCTAATACCTCATCTCCAGCTAATATAAAATCATCTAAGGAAGTTGTATTTTTCTTTACTGCGTAGTGTGTGTGTGATGGAGTATCAGCTTCCGTAAGCGTATGCGTCTCAGAACCACCCTCGCCCCCCAAAGTATCCCCATTAACTCCACCCGTCTGCCCAGTCAATCGGTTAGCAGAAGAACCTCCCATATCATCCTGCCCCGCAATTACTCGTCCACGAAGGTCAGGAAGATTAAATGTAGTCGAACCGTCACCGTTACCGTATAGATAATTTCCCGGTGATGAAGGGTTTTCTAATACAGCAGCTAAATTAGTGTATGTTGTGCGACTAACAGTACTACCGTCACACAATAAATAACCAGTTGGTGCTGTACTACCTGCAAAAGCAGACACTGTTCCTGTAGGTACAAATCCAATATTATCAGCTAGTTTATCAGTAGTAACAGCGTTGTCAGCTATCTTAGCCGTTGTAACAGCAGTGTCAGCTATCTTGTCGGTATCAATGCTACCGTTAGAAATCTTACTAGCAGTAACAGAGTTTGAAGATAGTTTAGCAGTAGTTACAGCAGCATCCGCTATCTTAGGAGTAGTAACAGCAGAGTCTGCTATCTTAGCTGTAGTAATAGAGTCAGCACTTATCTGAGCACTGCCTATCTCTCCTGTGCTGATAGGTATACCAAACCCACGCTGAATAATGACAATGTCTTCACCGCCCGTAAGAGTGGTCTTTATCGTGAGTGTGTCAGTGTTAGGGTCTACCGTGTAGTCTGTAGTAGGTTCAAGTACCGATCCGTCAATACTTACATCGTAAGCAGTGTCTCCGTTGATCTCAGCACCTGTAACAGTGTAAGTAGTATCTGCTCCTGCTGTGCCTGTAAACACCCACTTAAGAGGAGGGTTAGACGCACCACTAGCTGCTTGGTTAAACTTACCGTCTACATAGTCTTTAGTTGTAGCATCGGTTGTAAGAGTAGGATCAGCTAAGTTCTTTATCTTCTTAGTCCGTGCATCCCAGTCCGTGCCTCCTGCTTCTATCTGTAACGAAGCGTCATTTAACTCAGCTATCTCCTCGTTTAAGTAACGATTGTGTAGGTAAGCACGGTCTAGTTCGGATTCCGTTAACACAGAACCATTTACAAAATCTACAAGGTTAGTATCAGGCTGACTCTTACGACGAACTCTTACAACAGCTCCTGCTGTAGCTCCGGTGTTTAATACTACTTTCTTAGCAGGTGAAGTAACAATAGTGAACTCAGTCGTAGCTGATCCGTTTATCTCGACTATTACGTGTTCATCTTCCAGATAGTCAAAGTTAAAAGCAAAGTCTGTTTGCGAAGCTGTCGCTGTGTAGTCTACGTAAGTGGTGGCCATGATGTTATATTATTGTCTATTGGGCGAAGAGTTCAAGCACTTAGTCTAAAGTAACGGGTTTATATGGAGTCTTCCCTAACAATTCCTTAAGTCTTGTATCTGGTTGTTCCTTTTTGTATTTCTCGACAGGCATTTCAGAAGTTAATCGTTTTACCTGTTCGTCATTAGGTGAAGTGTAGAGAAGAGCATTTCTAATTTTACTCTCAACTTCTTGATCTTGTAGCACTTTATATTCACTTTTAAGTTTTTGATATGCTACTTTCCTGTAAGTTCCTAGAAGTTGATTAATCTTTTGTAGTCGTATATCTTTCTGCTTAAAACCTTCTGGTGCTTTATTAGGGTCTAGTTTGGATGGAGTCGTCAAACCTTTAGCTAAAGCTACAACAGCTTGCTTGACATTTAAGCCATCTATTTTCTGAGTTTGATATATTTTCTGCCATCTTTCAAAAGCGTCTACTCTTGTTTCATCGTGAACTATCTCCTGTAAATCCACTCCATCCTTCAAGGTAGTACCCCCGTTAAAATGATATTCTCCATCTAGTTCTAAAACCACAGCCCAAGCAGCATTCCTAACAGCTTCTTCATCGTTTAGTTTGATGCTTTTAAGTTTTTCTTTATTAAAGCTTCTAAAACCATCTTCATCTGTAACAACATAATCTTCTATATCCATTAGTTGTTTATTAACTTTAAAAGGATTGATAAGACTTAAAGCTTGTAGTTTATCTGTCGTGTGTAAAGGTTGAGGGTCACCGAACAAGTCTCTGTATGGAGGGACTTCTCTAGCTATACCTCCTATACGCTTTCCAAGCATTCCTAAAACATCATCGCTTCTCCTTCTCCACTCGTCAGTAGCCATCGACATTGCATTCATAGCCGAAGGTACAACAGAGCTAAACATACCTTTTACAAGTCTCATGCGTTTAGCATCTATAGCTTCTTCAGATTCACTGGTAAGAGTAATGAGTTCTATAGCGTCTCCTAGATTTTTAAAATAAGATTTATTACCTATATTATTAGCTACTACCAAACCTAGAATATTTAAAGCACTCATAGCTTCTTTCTTCTGAGCCATAGAACCTTTACTAAGTGTATGACAATCAGCCACTATATTCATTATTGTAGCAAAAGGTTCTAAGACGGTTATCTCTTGCCCTACAATCCCGCCTTCACCATCAGGAAGTCTTAGCTCATAATCTCCAAGACCTGTACCTATCTGCATATTCTCTCTTTTCTTCCAATTCTGAGCGGTCATGCCTACATACAACCCAGCTTCAGCCATACCCCAAGCAGTCGCTATAATACCTGCACCTATGATCTGCTTTCCTTTTGCACGTGCTGCTATTATGGGATCATTGCTTTTTAAATCTTGTGATGTCTTTGCCCACAATTTATCAGCGTACTTTTTTAGTCCCGGTACATCGGCAAGTGCGGAGGTACTGCTTAAACCTTCTCTTATTATATTTCTACCTGTTCTCTGGAAAGGGTTAAGTATTGTTTTAAGAAGAGGAAAAGTATTTAACAAATTCTCCATAGGAGCAGCTAAACCTTTCTCTAATATATTCATCTCAGCAAACTCACCTAACTCATCTGTAAAAGTAATCTCCTTTACATTGCGTTGTACGTAATCAACAAAGTTGCTAGTGCTCTTATCCCAATTGTTTTTAATGTAATTATCTATGTAAGAAGCCATGTTCTCAGCTTTAACACCTTCTTTCTCAGCGTTGAGAATAGCTTGCCTTTTAACTTGGTCTTCAGTCATCAAGCGTGTACCGTCTTCTGTGAATACTTTGTTTAAAAATCCTTTATAGTAATCATCAAAATTATCGGGAACCTCTTCACCATTCATCTTAGCGGTTCTCCAGTCGTATTGAGCTTTAGATTTAGTCATAGCGTGTGCTACTCTCATTCTAGAACGAGCATCAACAGCAGCCATAGCTTTACCCGGTACATCTATAAACTGACCTAAATTTTCTAAAGACTGACCCAATGCTCCTGTCATGCCTGTACGCTCCATCGATAAAGCAGACTCGCCTATTCTTTCAAAGTGAGAGCGTAAATCAGATATACCAGACTTAAAAGCTTTTCTTGCTTCCTGTAAAGCGATGTCATTAAAATCACCATAAGTAGCTGCTACATTAGTCCAAAACTTTTGAGCCTCTTCAAATTGTTGTTTAGTCATGCCACGTCTCGCCCATGGAGCAATAGACATATACTTAGCACCTACCATCCCCTGCCAAGAAGTATACCTAGACATAACAGCGTTGCCTAAACCTACTTTTATAATAGTTGTAGGAGAAGATAACATACTAGAGTAAAGAAGATCCATTCCAACATCTCTTACTTTTGTGTATAAGTTAGCTCCTTGATTAAAATTCTTACTAAGTGTGCTTTTATTTTGAAACGCTTGTTGTTGCTTAATAAGAATGTCTTTTACCTCACTTATATCATCTGCTTGTTGTACAGCTTTTAGTAAACGTTTAACAGCTTCTATATCTCCAAAGGTTTTTACTTGAGCTTCAAGCTGCTCTGGGGTCATGTCCTTAGAAGCTTTTAAATTACCCACAAGGTTTTCCTCCATCTCAGCCTCTAACCGCTCAACCTTCATTTCAAGTTGATCCTTAGTATATTTCCTAGATTGCAACAAACGACCAGCAGCACTTCCTGCTTTCTTCCAACCCAACATCTGAGGTATTAACTTATGCATAGAAACCATCGCGTCGTTTAACTCTTCAGGGTTGTTAAAATCTTTCTCACGAGTCAGCTTCAATAAATCATCAAAACCTTTTACCATGATAGCACCGTTAGCTGACATCTGTATAGACAAGTCATTGATAGCATCCGCTACTTCTATATTGTCGCTTAATTGAGAAGCTTTTAACACAAGTGCAAACTCTTCACCCATGTCAGTACCTAGTCTTCTGTCTAACTCTCGCTGTACTTTAGCTAAGTATTCAACCTGTCCCTCTCTTCCTCCTTTTACATTCTGTAAGTCTTCCTTGATAGCATCTTGTACGGAGTTTATGAGTCGTTGTTTTTCAACATCAGAAGTTAACAAACGAGCTTTTACTTCATCTTCAGTATCTTTAATCTTACCTGTCTCAGGATCAACATCACGAGTACCACCTCCAGCCATGAAGTCGTCTAGTGCTTCTCTAGCTTGTTGTTTAACTTCAGCTTTGGGTTTCTCAGTTACAACAGGTTCTTCTGCTTTAGATACTCCTTCTTTTTCTTTAATCTTCGGTACATCACTTTCCTTCAGTACTCTAGCTGCTTCGCTTTCTTGAAACTCTTTAGCGTATAGCTCTACGGCTTCTACCTGTTGTTGTTCAAACTCTTCAAGTTCGTCGATCGCTCGCTGCAGTATCTTATCTTCCGGCTCTCTGAGTGCGTCTAACTTCTGCTCTAGTTTTGTTATCTTATCTTCGTGCCCTTTTAAACCACGACTTTGCCCTGCTTTCTTTAGTCGAGCTACTTCTTTCTTAGCTCCTTTTAACTCGTCCTTAATAGCTTTACGTAGTAGGGGTGCTGCTTTTTCTTTAGGGTCGTACTTAACAAAAGCAGACTCTAAACGCCCTAACACTCCGCCTATAGTCGCACCTCCAGCTGTCGTTAAAGCTAATTCTCCTGCTGATAATTGATCTCTCTTTCCGTACAGCATCTCCAAGCCTTGATGTGTAGAGTTCTCACCAGCTGCCATAACAGCACCTTCAAAACCTCTGATAACTGTAGTAGCAGCTTTACTCATGTCTCTCGGAGTTTTTAAACCCGGAACCATGCCCCAAACAGTAGCAGCAGCAGCTTCTTGATATGATGTTTCGTCTTGATGCCCGTAACCTATACGCATCTGTTGAGCCCACATATTAGCGACACCTGAATTTAATCCCAATGCACCAAAATAAAGCGGCCTCGACCCCGGCACAGGTGAAACTAACAAAGGTGATGTAGCAATAGCTTGCACCATTGGTAAACCTATTTCAACAGTCAAAGGTGCTAATGTTTCATAAGCTTGCACCACTTTTCCCTGCCATCCTTCATAATTAGGATTAGGTATAAGCCCAGCCCGTACCAACTTCATTGTTTCTGCTTTCGCATCTTCTAAAGCTTCTGTTGAAAAAGGATCACCCTTAGCTATACGCTGTGCTATTGTATGCGTAAAAGGACTTTCAGGAGGCAGGTTTGTTATTTGTGAGGCTCTTTCAAGTATACGTTCTTCGTCACTATATAAAGCTCTAACGCCATGTTTAGGTAAAGTAGTAGGTAATTCTATTCTATCTGAAGTAGGAGCACCGGGTCGTAAACGTTTAGGCATTTGCCCTTCTGGTGCTTGCTCTATCTGCTCTTGTCTAGTAAGAGGCTCTACTGGTTTTTGAGTGCGTATGCCTTGTACCATACGTTCTTCCGCTTCCTTAAGAATAGGCTGAGTAACTTGTTCGGTAAGTTTTTGCTTTTCTTCTTCGGTAAGTATTTTATCGTCGTTAGCCATTATTCTTTTATTTCAAGTAAATAGTATTTGCTACGCTTATAGAGTCTGCAGACCAGCTTTCAAATAATTTCTCAGCAATAGCGTCTTGGTTTTCTTCTATGTAAGTTTTTGCGACATCAACGCTATCCCCTTTAGCCACTCTTTTATTAAATTCATTTTCTAAAACATTGCGTAAACGACGATCAAATTCTCTATAGCGACTGTTAACAAACATCTTAGCTTTAGCTTCTCCCGCTTTGGTTTTAATAGCTGTATAAATCGAAGAAGTATCGTAGTCGTCTTCACTCTTCTGTTTACCTTCAGTTGTTAGGAGTTGAAAGTAACCTTTGGATGTAGATAGATCGAGTGCACCAGAAAGTAATGTTTTCTCTCGTTTAAAACCTGTGATAATTTCATTGTAAGAACTTTTTAAATCAATATAACTTGGATTCTTTAATACTTGAATATCGAAGTCTCTAGAGTTTTCTAATCGTGTATTTAGTTTATCGTATTGATCTGCTGTAATGCTTCCTGAATTGGCTGCTTCTATTATATCAGCTTTTACTATATCCAAATCTACACCATCTTCTATACCTCCGTTTAAATCGTCAAAGACAACATTCGTAGCTTCATCTTTTCTTTTTTCAAACATCTTCCAAGCTTGATTAATGTCAGCTTGTACTTGTGCCACCATATGTAAAGGTACTTTTTCGGCAGCTATCTGTTGTTCTGCTATATAAGTATCTTCTGATACAGTTCCTGATTCCTTATATTCTTCAAAAAACCTTTGACTAGCCGAACCGAGAGTTTGTCGGTATTCTAAATTTACTGCCTCTTTAGTTCTATTTTCTAGCACAGCCCGCTGCCCCTCCGCATAGCCGTAAAAGTCAGATATAGCGTTTCCTGTTTCTTCATCTGCAAACTTTACTCCTCCTCCTAAGTCTAAACTTCTAAGATCGTCTAAGAAGTCTGTTACTTGTGTAGGTGTATATTTACCGCTCGTCATTCCTTCTTTTAAATCTTCCTTTATCAAGTTATCCCAAGCAAACTTACGGGAACCCTTAAAGACTCCAGCAGGGTGGTTTAACCAAGTTTTAATAGATTCATCGTTTACATCTAATTCGCCACCTATAGCTAAGGATACAGAATCTCTACCTAAATCTAACCAACTATTCTTTCCTATTTCTATGTTACGAGCGTCTATCCTATCTTGTGCTTTATCAATAAACTCGTCTTCGGCTTCCATTAAAAACTGTAAAGCGTGGTCTCTGACAAGTGGGTTCTGTAATTCTATTCTTTCAAGGAACTCTTCTCTTTTTTGTAAAGCAGTAACAACAGGGTCTTCAGTCGTTTGTAACACAGTAGGATCAAGGAGCATAGCTCTGTAATCTCTCTTAGCTAAAACTTCAGCTTGTGCTCGTAACGCTCCTACCTCTCGTATAACATTAGCGTTATCAGGTAACTCTCCTATCTCAGCTAACTTACGTGCTCTTTGTTTTAACTGCTCGGACACACCTGTGGGGTCTAATTGAAAAGCTTGCTGTCCTTCGGCTAATAACTTCTTTCTGTAATCTACCTTACGCTTCTCAATCTCCTCCCTGAACCTGCGTTCTTTAGCCCTTTCAGCAAAAGGATCAATACCGCGACCGCCGCCGCTCCCTCTTGTTGTTTTAAATAATTCTGACTCAGGCAAAGCGGAAGCTTCTTCAGCTCCTATAGCTTCTTGAATACCTCCTAGTCTTACGTATTGTTGTAACAAAGGGTTTACCTGTGAAAGAGCATCAGCAAGATCCATCAACTTGTTACGACCAGCTTGCCGTACTTGTACGCTGTACTGACCGCCTCGTTGAATTGTAGGAGATATACCGGGAACGGCTCCTCCTATACCTTGTACTTGTACTCGTTCTTTAGCCATAGTTGTTTAAGCTGTACTGCCTCCGCCATCTCTCATCTGTCCGATCTGTAATCCTGTACCGTAAGCACCTAAAGCACTAGTAGCTGTAGATAAAGCAGATGTTAAGAAGTCGGGTCTAGCTATAGGTCTGTTAATACCTATCTGTCTTTGCTGTGTAGCGAACCCTGCTTGCTCAAGCTGTAGTCCTGTAGCCACTTGTCCTAACTCTTGTTGTCTTAGAAGTGCTGCTCGGTATCCTCCTTCTTGCCTGACATAGTCGTCCATTAAAGCTTGTACAGATGCTCCTGCCACTCCTGCTTCTCCAGCAGATACTCTAGCACGAGCTAAAGCTTCTTGTGACTTCTTACTTACTTGCTCCAGTTCGCGACCTACAGCTTCCTGCTCCTGTGCTTGACGCATACGAAGAGAAGTCTGTTCCTGTAGAAACCTTTGACGCTCCGCAGCTGCTGCCTGTGCTTGATAAGCTGCCTGTTGTTTAGCTTGCCTCCTTGCTCCTATATATTGAGCACCTCCAGAGGCTACTGCTAGCCCCGCCATCACTGCTGGTAATCCGGGAAAACACATAATATCGTTACTTACTCCTTAATATAAATGACTGATAACCATCTAGTTGGCAATCGTTAAACTCAGCACCCAACCACTTTAACCACCGATAACTAAGGTAGTTTGTCTTCATTACAACATTTGTTAAGTAGTCAAAGCCTTCCAATAACTCATCAACATATTGCTTAGAGTGCTTCAAGAAATACTTACGAATCTTTGGCATCTGCCTAGTACCAAGCAGCCACACAATCCCTATATCATCACTCCTACGACTGACACCAAAGCAGCAGTGCAACCCTTCCTCACTTCGTACACTGTAGCATTTACAGGACGATACAAAGGACTCAACGACTGCATCTTTAGGGTGGTGCATAAGACCGATACATTCAATCATGTCTTCCTCCCTCATATCGTCGTACAAGTCAAAGGCATCCATATCAGGCTGTGCTTGCTCTACTCTAACTTCCATATCTCTTAGCTCTCGGTATAACCATAGACTCAAACTCTGCAGCTAACAGCTTACAAGGCAAGGCTGAATCGCTCTTTATCTCAATAGTTGCTTCATTAGGTTGAGCTTGTACTGCAAATCTAAAGTGTCCGCTCTCAGGTGTAAAGTCGTTAAGAGTGGAGATAGAAGCAAGCAACGCTGGGTTGTAGGGGTACTTGTATGTGTCTCGGAATCGTGGTGTAACTTCCACAGTAAAGTGTCCAGTATCTGCGTATTCAATACTAGCGTTACGAATTGTTTGAAAGGTGTAGTCAGAAGCACTGCGTCCTCCTCGCTCTGTTGGTTGCTTCAGTATCTGATTGGAGAACCTGTACAACATATTGTAAGGGATGCCAGCAAAGAAAGGAGTAGAAGATAGATCACCGCTTACTGTACCTGATGTAGCTGATGTTCTGGTAAACTCTTTAAGTGTTCCTCCTTTTGTGTATATCTGTATGCCGTGGTTAATACCGAAAGGTACACCAAAATTCTCCCATGTCTGAGTAATGTTGTCCCAAGTAAGACCCGGATCATAAGGGAAACCGCTAATCGTAGTAGTCTTAGAAGCAGCATTGTAAGCAGCAGTCAACTGACTACTATCAACCCTACTATCAAGGTACAACTTATAAGACAGACCGTCATCAACAAGTCCGTTCTCCATTGTAGCTTTCTCTAGGTGTAAGCCCTGTCCGTCCTCTGTCAGTAACAACAAGTCGGAGTCTATAAAGTCAAAGCCTCGTATCTTACGGCTGTATGTAAACTTCATCCAAGCACTCTGTATCTTCTCCTTGTTCTGCCAGTAGTACTTGTAAACAAACAACGTGTAGTCGTCATTGCTAGACTTAGCTACTATCATGTTCTCAGAAGCCGTACCTACAAGATGTGTAATGTTAGAAGGTATAAGCTTAGGCACTTGTGCTGTTATCTCATTAGCTTCAAACACCTCAGTATTGTTATCAACAAAGTATTCATACACCCCCTCAAACGCATCACGCTTAAATGGGAAGTAGATGTAGTTACCTAGAGCAACGGGGTCTATATTGTCTGATATGTCGTACTCTGTAACAGGTGATATACTTACAGTCTTAGGAGTCAACAAGTCTGCACCTCTTAACACAAACTGAGACTGCCTACTAAATAACATAAGCTTCTCTTGGAATGGCAGAGCGTGTTGCAGTTGTGCTACTTTTGTGTGACTGAGTCCTACATCTATAGGAGCAGAGTCAAGTAACTGCTGAGTAGTAGTACGGAAGAAGTTAAAGTACTCATCTGCTTCACTAAAGATAACATTGCTGTCAGTAAGAATACCCAAGCGGTTCTTAAAGAAGAAGATGTCGTTAATGGTTCTGTTTACATCTCCTGTATAAGTCTCTCCACCTACCCACGTTTCTGTATTAGGAGGGGCTATATCAACTGCTGTCCAATAATCCGTATCTGTAGGTAAGATTGTAGCGTCTGCGTGTGACGTCGTGCATCTGTAACCTCTTTCTCTGTATGCAGTGCCTCCTACCCAAGCCCCTGTGCCCACCGGAACGTCCGCAATCTGCTCCCAATATTCTGTGTTAGTTGGGTCTATAGTAGCATCTTCGTGGTCTCTTATACATCTGTAATTATTACCACCAAAAGTAACAAAGTCTCCATAGATAACAAAAGCTCCGTCTGTGGATGTAAAGCTAGGGAAGGGATTAGTTAAACCATCACCTGCATTGCGACCCCTCCAACCCTTAGTTAAAGGTACTTCTACATTTAAACTTTCTTCGGGGCTTTCTAAAACAAAGCTAGTAACATTGCTGCCTGTAAGTTGTGGTACTAAAACAATAGGCATGGTGTTGAGTTCGAACTTAGAAGCAGAACCTCGTTGAGGTGTTGTATCACTGTCATCTAAGTACCATCCTTCTGTTTCTACCCAACTGCCCTCCCCAAACTCTTCACCATCTTTTGTTTTAAATTGTACATAATAGTCATCTTGCTCTAACTCAGCGTCTCCTATTACTTTAACTCTAAACCTATTAAAACACTCAGCGGGTAAATCAGTAATACTTTTTACCTCTTTATAGATAACTCCTAGGCCTTGGTCAGCTAAACCATCACTAGACCTAATAGAAAAGTCTACAGATTGGCTTAGTACTTTTATAAGACTACCCTCTCTAACTATATTGAAAGTAGGAGTAGGGGCTATTGTTATTGAAACTTCTCCAGCAGTAGGAGGTGTGGGAGTTGGTACAGATGATACAAGACGATGACTCCCGTCGTAAGGCCACCACGCTTTAGTGAAGAAATACTCTTGAAAAGTTAAAACAGGTGCGACATAAGTTGGATCTGTAGACTCTATATAACCTGTTCCTACACTCGTAAGTTCTAAGGAAACTATAGAGCCGTCTACAACTTTAGCTTCGCCTTTGGCACTAGAATTAGTAACACCCGCTATTGTTTGGTCTACGGTAAACTTTAATTTTACTGGGTATTGTTTTTCAAAAGCCCACCATGTATAGATGTTAGCACCTAGTCTATTAAAGTAACCTGCACTAGAATTTACAGCGTCTACGCTTACCTCGGTTACTCCTATATTAGCGGTAGTACCTGATGTACCGTAAGAACTTTGCAAGCAGGTTTCTAAGTCTTTCGCTATAAACTCTGTATCTGCGTGTAATCCTTTAGGGCTTGAATCAGCTGGGCCACTTACATAAGTAGCCGCTTGAGCACCGTGTCCTACGTGATTATAATCGTGGTGAGAACTAGAAGCAGTAGAATGACCGGGTAACGCTGAAGCTAAAGGAACTAAAGCTCCGTTGATATATATACTGTAAGCTTTCTCATAGTCTCCAAGCTTTACAGCTATTAATGCTTCCTTTCTTAGAGGATCTGAATATAAAGTTGGATCGCTTCTTACAGGCTTCTTTTTATTAACAAGGAATGTATAGTCAGCAACAGTCAGTGCTTTTAAGTCTTCTCTAGGATTTGTTATACCGCTCAGGTAACTAGCAGCAGTAGCAGTAGCGTCGACAGGAAACCTTTCTCCGTCCTCTGTGTTTAACACACCAAGACTTACCTTAGGCAGAGACGGATCAGTAGTATTAATCGATACAGCTACTACATACTTATTAGACTCATCTCTCTTAACAAAATGAGTAAACAAGTCGTTGTCTGTGTCTACTCTATTCTCTGTTTTTCTAACATACTCAGTAGGAGGTCGCTTCACTAAACCTTCCACAACAGTAGACCAAGCATTTATCTGCTCATCACTTTGACCGGGATACCTTAAGTTGTCGGGCTGTTGCGATATGCCTTGGACAAGGTTCGGTACACTTGTTACGAGTAACGGCATAGTCTATCTGTCTAGCACTCGGAGTACGCTGTAGTTATCAAATATAGTTCTGTCAGAAGCTTCAGCGTCACTGTCTACTGCTCTAGCTTTAGCTTCTATCTCATCCCTCAAAGCAAAGCCTTCTATCTCCCTGCTGCCTAAGAAGCGGTTGGAAAAGATACGGGCTGCTTTAACAGTAATGTAATGTCGGAACTGCTCAGGTAAATCTGTAAAGTCCAACTCGAAAGTAATGGAGGCTTTAACCTCCTTAGACCAGACATCCGTGTGATTCTTGCGGTCATACAAAGTAAGTCCACGCTGCACAGGGTCTGAGTCTGTATAAATTTGTGGGTCTAAGTCTACCCTTAGTGTGTTACTCGGCAGGTTTATCTTACTAGTACCTGCATCAGGAGTTAACACGTATTCGTGTTCCGTATTGAAATGCCACCCTTCTGATTGGATCGCTCTGTTTGTTTCGTCTAATACGGTTTCTGCTTGGACAACTGTTACTGGTACGCTTGTACCTCCTAATGTATTTACTGGAGCTTCTCCTA